TATCTCTTACTTTGAACAAAGAATAAAAGAGATAACGAAAGTTTATTCATGAGCAGTGTGATAGATTATTTGAATTCAAATACTACATTTTCTCAAGACATAGAGAAGATGAATAAAGAATATAATATTGAATATATAGATGCTATAGTTGAATGGTGTGAGAAGCATAATCTTGAAGTAGAATATGCAGCACAACAAATTAAAAGAGATCCTGTCTTAAAAGCAAAATTACAAGTAGAGGCTGAAAATTTAAATTACATAAAGAAACCAAATCGATTACCTATCTAACATAAAACACGGGAGGTTCTCAAATGAGAATAATAACAAGAGGCCAACCAGAAAAAGTTAATAGACAACTATGTAAAAAAGCATTAGAATGGTATTCAGAAAATTTGATCTCAGAAAGAAAATTAAAAAACGTAGAAGTTTATGTTAAATTTGAAAAAGATCTTTTTAAGAAAAGCGCAATCTATGCAGAATGTTTTGACGATGAGCAAATAAAAAATAAGTATGAAATTATAATAGATAGCTGCATGGGCAAGAGCAATATGTTAATAACACTTGCTCATGAAGCAGTTCACTTGAAACAATATATCAATAACGAACTAAAAAACATTAATAATAATTATTGCAGGTGGAATGGCAAAAAAGTTGATTATGCATTAATAAATTATTGGGATCACCCATGGGAAATTGAAGCCCACGGAAGAGAAAAAGGCCTATATTATAGGTTCTTAGACTCTCTGAAAAAGAGTAAAAAATGATGTCAGCATTTGAGTGTTATAAAGAATATGTAGCTCTTAAACAACACTTCACACAACCAAATTATGATTATGTAAAATATAATGGTAAAGTAAAATCTGCAACAGAAAAAAGCTTCTTAGCTAGAAAAGATAAACTCTTTTTCATGAAACTTGCTAAACATCAAGATCCAAAAAACTTTCTCATCGCAAATATGATAGAGTCTAATAAAGTTTGGATTGGTGAATTAGCTTATAACGAAGAAGCTCAAAGAAAATATCTAGATTGGACTAAAAGAATTCAGTCCTTGACATATACTTTCAAACTTGATATAAATAAACTTAAAGAAGAATTCAATTCTAATTTCTTGATAGATGATAACTCTCACCCATACGCTTTGAGATTATATCTTCAAAAAGAAATTGGTCTTGAGACGCTAGTTATACTTGTAGAGCTGGCGTGTTGTTTCAGATACTGGAACAACAAAATGGATGATGATCCTCTATGGGAAGATCTCTCACTTAGGATTAAAAAATATAGTCCATTTCTAAAGTATGATGTTGATAAGTTTAAACAAATACTTATTGACAAATTTGACAATACATAGTAATATAATGTAATTGTGGATACAACGCAATATAACGCTTATATGGAGAAACACAAATGAATACATTCGCAGCACTAAAGTCATCAAAGAATAACATGCAGAAGCTCCTTGAACAGATTAACAAGGAAGGTCCTAGTGAAAAGAAGACCGGAGACGATCGTTTCTGGACTCCAACAATCGATAAGGCGGGAAATGGAACAGCCGTTATTCGATTCCTCCCACCGTCTAATGGAGAAGACACGCCGTTTGTTCGTCTATGGGATCATGGCTTTCAAGGACCGACCGGCCTTTGGTATATCGAAAACTCTCTAACAAGCCTTGGCAAGCAGGATCCGGTTTCTGAGTATAACTCACAGCTTTGGAACTCAGGTATTGAATCTAATAAGGATGTTGTTAGAAAGCAGAAGAGGCGCCTTTACTTCGTCTCTAATATCTACGTAGTAAGTGATCCGGGTAATCCAGCCAATGAAGGCAAGGTATTCCTCTATAAGTATGGAAAGAAGATCTTTGATAAGCTCAAGGATCTAATGGAACCTTCATTTGAGGATGAAGACCCAGTAAATCCATTTGATTTCTGGGAAGGCGCTAATTTCAGAATGAGAATTAGAAACGTTGAAGGCTATCGTAATTATGATAAGTCTGATTTCGCAAAGCCTGCTGCTCTGTTGAATGATGACGAAGAACTTGAAAATATCTGGAAGAAGCAATATAAGCTTCAGGAATTTCTTGCTCCATCTAACTTCAAGAGTTATGATGAACTAAAGAAAAAGCTTGAAAGAGTTCTTGGTCTTGACGGAACTACTAAGGCTCCAAGTAAAGCTGAACTTCTTGATGAACAAGAAACACCGGCGCCATCGTTTAAGTCTAAGGAGGTGGCAATTGCTACTGACGATGATGACGATGGTCTGGAGTTTTTTAAGAACTTAGTTAATAAGTAAAAAATTAAGGGAGGCTTTCGCCTCCCTTTTTATGCGCCTGGACCAAAAATATAACCAAATAAATTATCACCTGATGTTGTATCACCTGCCGATGGTGGCCGGCTAGCTACAGAACCAGCAACAAATCGGGCTATATCCCCTGGAAATGAAGATTGAGGAGGAATAGGTCCCCCCATAGGTTGATCTGGATTTCGGAAATCCATTCCCATAGATGGTGCTGGTGATTGTCTGTTAGAATCATATGGTCGTATAACACCATATGGTGATAATTCTGGTGGCAATGTTGGTGGTTGTGGTGATAGTGTCGCGGGCTCAACGCCCATAGCTCCTGGATCAAACATAAGACTTTGTTGTTCTGCTCTTGTAGCATCATTTGGTTGTTGTCTTCGTTCTTCTTCTTTTTTAACTCTTTCATATTCTTGTTTTTCTAAATCAAATTTTACATCTGGTGATACTCGATCTATTCCAGTTGGGCGTTGTGGTGGTAATGGAACTCTGCTAGCTCCTGCTCTGCCAGCAGTTCTACCACCGGCACGACCAGATTGACTAGCGGCTTCTCTTTGTGGAGTAGCATCACCGCCTTGAGATTGATATTGTTTCATTAAAGCGTCAGCACGAACAAAGTCAGCTGGGTTACCAGATTCATTATATTTTTCCCAAGCTGCAGTTACATCACTCTTTGATATACCTCCACCACGTTTTTCACCTATCGTTGTTGTTCCAGCGCCTGCTGGACCACTTGCACCACCTGCTGAACCACTTGCACCTGCGGCTTCACCGCCTCCACCAACACCCGGTGGAGTTCCAGCGCCAGAAGCTTCTCTTGCGTTAGAAGCTGGACGATTTGCTTCACCTGCAGGTGCACCCGAAGAAGAAACTCCTGATGCATCTGGTTTTCCAGAAGAACCTACATCAGTTTGTCCTTTTCTACCAGCAGCCCAAGCTTCTCTGATCCATTGAGATCCACCCCACACAGCAGGTGTTCCAAATCCAATATGAATTCGTGATGGGCCCATATAACCATTGCCGTGACCAACGCCTGTAGCACCTGCTGCCACCGCTGCTGCTACGAACTTAGACATAATAGCACGATCTTCTGGATTATCAGCAGAAAGCTTTCGACCACCAACATATAGATCTAGATCAGCAGCATTTCCTTGATCGTGTCTAGTAGAACCAACAGCACCACGGGCACCTTCCATTCTCTGCCCGCCTGAATATACTTTAACCGTAACTCCTGCAGCACCAGCTGCTTGTTGAAGAACTTGAACAAGTTTAGGGCTTAGAGCACCTTTTCTAGTTGCAGCTTGTTTTCCTTGAAGCTGTATAACATTCCCAGAATCTGTTGCAGAAGATGTTCCAACCCCAGATGTTCCAGAGCCGGCGTTTCCGGAACCTATAGAAGGAGAAACCGCAGAACCACCTCCAGATGCACCTTCAGGTGTTCCTGTTGGAGATGCTTGAGGCGCAGTATAGCTCTCGGTCCCACCACCCATAACACCGGATGGCGTTGGCGCTATAGAAGGTGCTCTCATGTCAGAGGAAAGAGCTGATGGAATAGAAGGTGCACTTGGAGATGATGGAGTTGCAACAGTTGCAGCATACTGAGAACCAGCTAAAGAATTAGCAAAGTTTATTCTATTTTGTCTATGTGCTCCAGAAGATCTTTCATAAAATTGATCAACTACAGCAGCGGCGTCAGCAGCAGTTGTAGTTTGTTTTAACCTATTACCAGCACGCCTTTCGGTATTCATTAACTCCCAGTGAACAAACTCAAGTTGTTCTCTGAATGAAGACTGTCTTATATCTTTACCAAAAACTCTTCTAAAGTTTCCTTGTCTATCTGCATGCCATTGAGCTATACCATAAGCTTTACCTCCATCACCAACAGAATCTATTTTTAAATTTCTCCCGGATTCGGCCATTAGATTGCCAACTATACCAGCCGCTTGTTCTTTAGTCCATCCCTTTGACATAAAGAACGACATCGCTTCTGAAGTAGAACCAGTTCCACCCACCGCTGTTCTTGATCGACCGGTATTACCCGTAACATTAGGAGTAGATACACTCCTTGATGGAGCGTTTTGAGAAACCGGGGGAGCAGAAGGAGTAGTTGCATCAGCAGGAGGAGCACCACCGCCGCCGGTAATACCAGCAACAGAAGCAGCAGATGGAGGAGCACCACCGCCGCCGGTAATACCAGCAACAGCAGCTGCGGTAGGTGGAGCGGCTATACCTAATGCATCTGCGACCGGATCAATAGCAGGTCTGTTAATCATTCTCACAGGATCATTTTTAATTCTAGCCCCAATATCAATTTTTTCACCAGTGCTTTTAACTGTCATAATTCTTTTATTTCTATCATAAGTTACATCTTTAGTAGAAAGACCTCTTTTTTCCATTTCTTCTTTAACTAATTTCATAGCATCATTTCTTGAAGGATCGCCTGCTCGCCTAAGTGCTCCTGCTGCTGATTTTTTTGCAGCCTCATCTCTTTCATCTAGTTCTTCTTTTGATAAAGGGCCTTTTCTCCAGGTTTCAAACGCTGCAATTGCTAAACCCAACGGAACAGCCAATCTTCCAACCATTTTTAATGCCGGAAGTAAGCTCGCAAGAGCTCCAGCTATAGTTGCCGCGGTTGAGGCTGCATCAGCTACTCCAGGACCACCACCAAGATTTTGTCCAATGGCTTTTAATAATTCATTCGTATTCTTTTGATATTTTACTTGAGTTGCTAATAAATCATTGGAGATTTCCAGAGAACTGGTGACTTGCCCGAGAAGTTGATTTGATCTCTCTATTCCTTTAGCCAACCCTCCTATGGTAGGGTCAACAGAGATCGCTCCACCTGAACTTCTAGTAGCTTTTTTGGCATGCGCTTCAGCATCAGAAGTATTAAATGATCCCATTCTTGATGCTAAAGTACTTGAGAGAGCAGCACCCGCCGCGCCAGCACCTGCTGCTGATGTAGCACTTCCTGTTGTTGATGGTGCTGGTGCTGACGGTTTTGGTGCTGCCATTTATCTTATCTCTGCTTCTGCTTGTTCTTGTAGATGTTTATTTAACAACTCAACATAAAGATCTCTTTCAAATGGTATAAGATTTTCAATTTCACTTATTTGATATTTATGGTGCTGAGCTAATATGAATATACTCATATAGTATGATTCAAGATTGTTGTGGCTCAGCGCAACATAAAAAAATCATTTAACGTTCTAAGATAGATTTTTCTATCATTTCCTAATTCGTTTTTATACTCAATAGTATGTTCAATGTTTGGAATTTTTTCAATAAACTCGCTTAATTTATTTAAGACATTGATGCCAAGACTATTGATGAATTCATCTAGTTCTTTACTATTAAAATCCGTTACTGTATAATTTTTTTCTTTATCATAAATTCTATCAACGCACTTAGAAATTAAATTAATAAATGTTTCTTCTGGCTTTATATTTTTCATAAATTCTTTGTCAGAAAGAATTTTTACTACAGGATATTTTAAAATAATTCCCATATCATCGTTTATTTTGATATTCATATCTTCTTTTTCTGGGAAATTCACTTTGATCTGTTTTAAATCAATTTTAAAACTGTACTCTTTTTGATCTTCATTATCGATGTACTTTAACTCAATGACGTCTTGGACTGAATTGGCTCTGATCATTAAGAAAAAATATTCCATATCAAACAACGGAATCTCATCGACATCAAACTTTTCTTCTAAACAGCAGTTTTGAACAATCTGTTTTATTGAAAGCATGATATCGTTGTCATCTTCTGATGCTTTACCCATAAGAAGAATTTTTTCTTCTTTGACGAGCATCGGTCTAAATTTCATTATCTTTTTTGTTGAAGGTGTTTCAATATTAAAAATAGGATATTCAATTTTAGGTAAAGGCATAATTCACTCCATGTTAAAATTAAAAAGCAGATCTACCAAATCCATATATGTTTGTACCGGAAGTTGTAGTGTTATTACTTGTAAAAGGTCTTATAGCACCATTAGCTGAAACAGTTGTCGGTTCAGCATTGGCTATAGCAGTAAAGTTTTGTTGTGATACATTATCAAGTTTAAATTCTTTAAATGTGAAATTAACATTTAATTTCATCAAAGAACTTTTATCTGACCAAGATAAATTTATTTCATTTAGAGATATAGGAAAAGCTTTTAATAGTCTAAAGATTTGAACAGGTTTTTCTCCAGCCTCATCATACAAAACTATTTCTATATCAGTTGAATAATAGTTTTTATAAGTTAAAGAATATGAAGCCATTCCAGAATTTAAATTATTAAAATTGGCCGAACCATTCCCATATCCAGGTGCAAAATTAAAAATATAATTCATCCAAGTATAAAAGAAAGCATACAACTTTGCTTTTTTATCAGCAATAAAAGAAATTCCTATGTCAGAAAACGCAGCGTTAAAAGGTTTTTTCTCAGAAGGACCGATACCATATCTAAAAATATTTGAAGTTATAAAAGAAACACCGGGTGTTCGAACAGATTCAGCACGAAATGATATCAGATCAGAAACCTCTCTACTATAATTTTGTGTAGAAGATCCATTATTATAAACATAACCATTAACTAAGCCTGGAGGTGTAACTATATTAACAAAGAATTTTGAGTTATTAAGAGCGCCATGTTTGTTTATATGGCCTCGAAAGTTGTTTATATTAAACCCTGGCATTACTTTGATTTCCTAATTGAGTCTTGATAAATTTTGCTCTCATTAGCCTTTTCAAATCTTTGAGTTGGTAATAATATAGCTTTACTCCATTCTTTTGGTTCAATCTCTTTAAATCTTGATCTGACGTGAGAATAGAGATATCTTTTAACGCACGGTTTAAAATATCTAAATTTCGAAGCTCCACTTAAAATCGAATAAGATATCTTTAGTTTCGTGCTATCATCATACTTATCATTATTTATTGTACTAAAAAGTGAGTCTAATAAACGAGCTCTGAGCATAGGTGGAAGATAGTGAAGATTGATTCCAAGGAATCCATCCGAATAACCTTCTATTGGAAATATCAATGGATAACGATCATAATATGGAAGAGTCTTTTTCATCTTTGGATCATAACTAAAAAGATACATCTTTCCTATCTCAACGTCAGATTTAAACCCTTTTTTTGGGTTTGTAATCTCGTTAATCATAGTCATAGCAGTTTTACGAAACCAATTGATTGCTTCTGAAATCGATTTCATGATATTGCTTGACGTACTTGCGTTTTTAATTATATCGCTGAATAAACTTGCCATTAGAATGTTATGTTTAACTCTTTCTCTGTTATTATTTGAAACTTCCAGCCTCGGTCTTTACAGAATTCCTCAGCGCATTTCCATTTAGAACTATTTATTCCCCATGTCATAACCTCTTGAATATACCTCTTAGTTCTTTTTTCTGTTTCTGGAGGTCTTGTTTGTTTTAAAGGTTTGACTTCAATTATTAAAGTTTCAGTTTTTCCAGCTTTGTTTTTTCTTTTAACATAAAAATCTGGAAAATAACGATGAATCTTATTATCTATTGGTGATCTATAAGGAATAAAGAATTCTTCACTCGACCATTCGATAACATCTGGATGAGAATCAAGATAAGACATCAGCTTCAATTCCCAGCGCGATCGATAAATAATATTAGAAGGATCTCCGCGATATTTTTTATAGTTTTTTGGCTTAAAAAACCCTTTGTACGCCATGCTTTCTCTCGAAAATACTAAATATAATAAAATATTTATTAGGAAAAATGAATGAGTTTAGGAACAATAGCAAAAGTTGCAATAGGAGGAGCTGTAATTGCAGGAGGTGCTGCTGCAGGAGCATTAACTGGCGCTCTTACCGGAGTTGGCGCTTTTTCTTTGGGAGGAGATTCTGTATTTCCACAAGATCTTGAAAATTATCCTCACTATATAACTTTTGAATTTTCAGAATATCAGAGAAGATCTATTTTTGATAGAGCTTTTTTCAGTGGTGTTGGATCTATAAGACTTCCTATACCAGCAAACTTAGTTGACCAGCAGAGTGTAACTTATGGAGAAGAAGGAAGTAGTCCTCTTGTAGGAGCTGGGATTGAAGCCGGTTTGCACTACGGCGGAGCGGCGGGCGGGGCCGCAGCTGCGATAGGCGGAGGCGCGTTATCTGGCGCCGCTGGCGCTGCGATTTCAGGGGCTTTAGGAAGAATAGGTGGGACTTTAGGAAGAATAACTGGAGGTGCAATATCTGGAGTGGCCGGCCAATCGCCGCAAGCTCTTCAGATGTTTGGATTAGCAGTAAATCCTTTCTTGACTGTTTTATTTAAGTCTCCTACTTTTAAGAGACACTCTTTTGCATGGAGATTATCACCTAATGATCCAAAAGAATCAACTCTTTTAAATAATGTTTTAACTAAATTTAAATATCACATGTTACCAGCAAGAGCTGCTTATACTGCTGGTGCTATTTTAAAGTATCCAGATATATGCAATGTAAGGTTAATGCCAAATGATAAATGGCTTTATAAGTTTAAGCCGTGTGTTGTTGAGAGCATCTCCGTTAATTATGTTCCTAATGGAAACCCAGCTTTCTATAATGAAACTAAAGCTCCAACAGAAGTACAGTTTACGGTAAATCTTATGGAAATCGAATACTGGCTCAAGGAAGACTTTACTGCACTTGCTGGAGGAGCCATTTAATGGCATACAATACATACTTCACAAAATTTCCTTTAATAAGTTATAGTAATAATGTTGCTATTGATATCACACGAAAAGTAAAATTCGTTGAAAACTCGAGGCAGAATCCATACTTATTCTTTCCTTATACCATTCAACACAATGAAAGAGCTGATCAAATAGCAGATAAGACTTATGATGATCCTTATTATGATTGGATGATTTATCTTGCAAATGAAATAGTTGATCCTTACTATGGATATTATTTGAATGAAACAGAATTTGGCAATATGTTAATTAAGAAATATGGATCTGTTGAAAACTCATTTGAAAAAGTCATGTATTGGAGAAATAACTGGGACCTGTCAGATGAAATAACGATAGCTGCTTTTGATTCACTGGTTCCAGAAAGAAAAAAATATTGGACTCCTGTTTTTAGAGATGAAAGAGGAGTTATTCTTAGTTACAAGAGAAAACAAAATGATTGGTCTTTCAACACAAATAGATTAGTAAAATATGTTGTGTCTGGAAATCATACATTTCAGTATGATGAAATGGTAGTAATTAAAGACGGAAGCACGATAGTAGGGCAAGGCGAGATTGAATACGCAAATAAAAATAATATAATTTTAAAAAATGTTCAAAACACTTATAATTACATAGGGACTATGTCAAGTAGAACAGGAACATCTTCGGTTTCCATAACTTCAGCAACCGACATTCAAGGAACTGGAATCACTCCTCTCGAACTCGCATATTATTCGCCTGTTAGTGCTTATGAGTTTGAAAAAGAAAAGAATGAATATAATAAAACTTTGATTCTTACAAGACCTGAACACATATATGATGCGAATGAATATATAGAACAGTTGTTAAAAATAAATGTCAACCAATAGTAGACCAGGCGACGTACTAATACCAAAAGCAGAACTGCAAGGTGATGGAGGAACTATAACATGGCCTGCAGAATCGATTTTACGCGCAAATATGTATGAAAACATGATGAGCCTGGGATTTTATTTAAAGTTTTCTATCGTTGATACAAATGATGCTCTTGGTAATATCGATCTTAGAAAGGGGCAATGGAAAGGAAAATTTCATTTTGGTCCTCCAGGTTCCGAAATAAGAAAATTAGATGATTTAGTTCTAAAT